ACAGCATCCCTCCAGCAAAAGCTCTTGAACTCGAAACTGACGGATGCGCAGAGTTCAATAAGAAGCGGACAGTGCTCATCATGAAGCGCCTTGAGTCTGAGATGTACCGGCCAGCGCCCAGCCTGAAGCCGAACGTTCGCACGATGGATGCCTTTGTAGAAGGCAAGCCGTACGCTGTGGCAATCATCAACTCTTGGGCATTTGCCGCATAAACTTCGGGGGACGCATCCGAGGCTCCTAGCCGCAGGCGGAGTCAAACCCACGCGCAATTTATGAAGCTTGAACTGGCTTATTTCGGCGCGGTGATTATCTGTTTCTGGTGGAGAGCGAGGGGCTATCGGTGATGCTTGACAAGCTGATTACTGCGCTGAACAAGATCAATCACAACCTCATGGTCATGTTCCTCTTCATCCTGGGCAGTGGCCTGGCGATCGTGAGCTTTCTGGTGATTGCTCATTATCCAAGTGCAGATCATGACATTGAAAAGGGCCTGGCTGGATTGGGCGGAATCATTGTGGCCGGTGCCATGATGGCCTTTCGAGGTTCCTCCGACGCCTCACGCAGCACGCAAGAATCGGATGGCAGCACAAAGACAGAGCAAGCCAGCGTATCCGGTGACCCCGCTCCCCCTGAAGTCAAATAAGGAGATTCCCATGAGCCTATTGAGCGCAATCGGTAAGGACGTTGCAGGCGTGTTCAAGTGGCTTGCCAGCCCTAAGGGACAGGCTGTGATTCAGACGGCTGGTGGCGTCGCTGTGGCGTTTGGAGCGCCCGCCATCCTCGTCAACGTGGCTGAGGCATGGATTACCAAGGCGATCACGATTGAGGCTATAGCGGTGGCTGCTGGCCAGAGCGCGGGTAACGGCGAGCAGAAGGCAGCGGCTGTCATCAAAGAGATGGGGCCAATCATCGCTGCTTACTTTCCGAACGCCTCACCGGACGTGATTAGAGCTAACAACGCCATTGTTGAATTCATCGCTGCAATCTCAGGTGACACGACTCCAACGGTGGCTAAGGGGTAGTGAGCGGGGATGTGGATGACCTCCAATCAATCACTGCCTCAAGCCGATTCCGCAAGATGGAAAAAGACTTGTATCACGGCAACGGCAAGCCCGGCATTACCACGAGGCTTGAATTGCTAGAGGAATCGGTGAAGGAGTTCAAGAAGGGTCAGGACCGCATCACCTGGCTCATCATCAGCGCCATAATTCTGGCCTTACTGAACGTGGTGATACGCCACTAATGGACGAAACCATCTTGGCAATCCGCGTAGCTCGTGAGATGTACGCAGAACGAACCCTGAGCGAGCAGCAGTACGAAGAGTGCATAGCGATCAAATTGCAGGAACTGAGGGCTTATCTGTTGCCCGCTTTAATTCAGGCTCGCATGGGGCAAATACAGACATTGGGACGGGCATGATGAGTGGTTTCTATGCGGGAAGGGCCGTTGCAGAACGCCAGGTTTTAATGTTCTCCATCAGTAGGGATGGAATGGTCATTGTCCTATGGTTCGTGGCGTTTAGTTGGTCTTGGAGAGATGGAGTAGAGCCCTAGATGAGCTGGGACGGCTTCCTTGAAACCCCCATCGGCACGTTTGAATACGAATACCGGCAGGCTAACGAGAAGTGTGATGCGGCTCGGATTCAGTTCAAGATTGCGCTGGAGAAGATCAGCGAAGCCGAAGAGCAGCTAAGGCAGGCTAAGGCCAAATTGGAGCTAAAGAGGAGTCTTGGGTAACAAATGGCGAGTTTTGCGGTAGCTAATAAAAAGCTTCATGACCTGAAGCCCGACACAAAGAACGCCAACAAGGGAACTGAGCGCGGCCAGCAGATGATCGAGGCCAGCCTGCGGAGTTATGGGGCTGGGCGCTCAATCCTGATTGACAAGAACGGGCGGATCATCGCAGGCAACAAGACGGCTGAGAACTTCGGCGCGATCGGGTTAGAGGATGTGCTGGTCGTCCAGACAGACGGCACGAAGCTGGTAGCGGTGCAGCGCATGGATCTGGACTTGAACGATAAGGCAGCGCAGGAATTAGCCATTGCGGATAACAGGGCCGGCCAGGTATCGCTGGATTGGGATATCAGCGTTCTCAAGGAGTTGGACGTTGATCTGGCTAAGTTCTGGTCAGAGGACGAGTTAGCGGTATTGCTGGCGGACAAAGAGCCTGCGGAGCTGTTGACAGATGAGGATGATGTTCCGCCTGTGCCGGAGGAGCCGGAGACGGTTCTGGGCGATTTGTATGTGCTGGGCAATCATCGGCTGCTGTGCGGGGATAGCACCAGCATTACCGATGTGGAGCGGCTGATGGATGGGCAGAAGGCGGATATGGTTTACACCGACCCGCCGTATGGTGTGCAGGTTGTCAAATCCGGCATGGTTGGTGCGGACTTTGGCGTAGCAAAGAAAGGCGCGTATCAGCCTATCGCTGGCGATGATTCGACGCAGGCCGCGCTTGACTCTTATGCGCTTTGTGTTGGGCTTGGCATCGAGACGCTTGTTATCTGGGGCGGAAATTACTTCGCAGATAAGCTGCCCGCTTCAAGTTGCTGGATTGTTTGGGATAAGCGAGCGGATAGCGGTATCGTCAACACCTTTGCAGATTGCGAGTTGGCTTGGACGAATAAGACGAGCCCAGCCAGAGTCTATCGGCAACTGTGGAACGGCATGATTAGGCAGGGCGAGCATGACAAGCGCGTTCACCCGACACAGAAGCCCACTGCTCTAGCTGAATGGTGCTTTGACTTGTACAGCAAAGAGGGAAGCAAAGTGCTAGACCTATTCGGCGGCAGTGGCTCAACCATGATTGCAGCCGAGAAGACAGGCCGCTCCTGCTACATGATGGAGATGAGTCCTGCATACTGCGACGTAATCGTTCGACGCTGGGAGGAAGCGACGGGCAAGAAGGCGGTGAGACGTGGCACGACCCCGTAAAGAGATAGACGAGGACAAGTTAGAGCAGTTGGCCTCGCTGGGGCTGTCGAACGCCGAGATCGCTGCAGTTCTGGATGTTTCGCCGGACACGATAGAGCGCAACTACCGCGAGACGCTGGACTGGGGCAGGAACAAGCGCAACGCCAGCCTGCGGCGGAAGCAGTATGAGGTTGCGATGAGCGGGAATCCGACGATGTTGATTTGGCTGGGCAAGCAGTTCATGGATCAGAAAGACAAGCAGGAGCATACGGGGCCGGAAGGTGGACCTATTCAGTTCACTGTGACCCGCGCAGGAGCTAAGGAGAAGGCTTAGATTATGGAGCAATTTGCGTATCATTCGGGCGAGTGGGAGGGCTGGAATCAGTTCCTATGGATACGTAGCTGGTATGGGATCGAGATTCCTCTCTTCAAGCTCACATGCTCGCGGGGCCATAAGTTAGACTCTCCCATTGACCTGCCTGTTAGTGAAGTGGGTAAGCGCTGCATAGAGTGCGGGGCTCGCCGGTAAAACTTTGTACGACATTCACCTTCAGCCCGCACAAGGCGAGCTGCTAGACCTGATAGAGCATCATCGCGCAACGGTAATAGGCGTAGGCGGCGGGCGTGGAGCGGCGAAGAGTGGCGGTGCCGATCGCGTAGCCCTGGCATTGATGATGGAGCGGCCCGGCTTGGTCTGTTGCATTGTGATGCGCAACTATGACCAGGTTAGGAAGTATCACGTAGAGGCGATGCTTCGGGACTTTCCAGTTCTGGAGCAGTATTACCGCAAGACAGATTCGAAGCTAAAGATTCCGGTTGGCGGAACGCATTCTGAGCTTGATTTCAGCTATGCGGAGTCGCTGGAGGATGTGAAGCGGCGGTTCAGGTCGGGTAATTACGGCCTCATCATCGTGGATCAGGCTGAGCAGTTTACCTGGGAAGAGTTGAGTGAAATGGGCTTGGCTGCCCGTTCGAAGCTGGGCACAGCCAAGATGATTCTGCTCTTCAACATGGGCGGAATCGGTATTCAGGATTTACGCAACAGGTTTGGCCCGCAGAAGAGATTCAACGAGAACGAAGATCCGAACGATTACACGTTTCTGCACGTATTCCCGCAAGACAATGTTGAATGGTCACGCAGCGAGTTGGAAGCGGATGGGCTGACTGAGGATGATTACTATGGCTGGACAGACCAACAGCGATTCGACTACTTCACAACCCGCAGCGCCTATGGGCGAAAGCTCAATGCCCTCGATGACGCAACTAGAGCTCGTGACCTACTCGGTAGCTGGGAATCTCTTGAAGGCGCGTATTTTGGGAGAGTTTTCGATTACAAGGCAACCCTCAAGTCGTCTGAAGTTGCTGAGGGGATAATTCGGCAGTGGGATTCGCGCTGGCTGTCTACCGACTGGGGCAAATCTCACTTCTGCTCGACGCACTGGCACGGCAAGTCCTTGCTGAGTCCAAGCGAGGTAAAGAAGTGGCTGGGCTGGGACGTACCGCGAGCGCTGAATGTGGTAACGACGTACCGGCGACTGATTGTGAACGAGCAAACTAGCTCGCAGGTAGCCGCGGCGCTGATTCAGAAGACGCCACAGTATGAGCGGGAGAGATTGAGCCGCTACCCATTTTCGCCGGAGCAGTTTGGTGAGCGTGACTCGGAAGATACAGTTCCGATCATCATTGGCAGGGAACTGGCGAAGTATGGGATGCCACACCCCGAGCAGGCAGACAACAGCCGCAAACCTGGCTGGCAGTTGATGTACGAGCTGCTGAATAACACGCGCATCTGGGCAACACCACCCGAGCAGCGCACGGCAGAGATGGAAGCCGAGGCCGGCGATACGGCGTGGATCATCTCTTCGGAGTGCCCTGAGGCGTTGGAGACCATTCCGGTGCTGATGCGCAACGTCAAGGACTTGGATGACGTTGTGAAGACGGACAAGGGCATGGCTGTACTGGCAATGGACGTAGCCGACGACCTGCGGTACGGCTTGCAGTCAATGCTCGGCGCGGGTCGCAAGCCTGACAAGGTGATTCACGGCGAAGCACAGCACGCACGGATTCAGAAGCAGGATTACCAGGCGGCATACATGGCAGAGATTACATTCAGGGCGCAGCAGAATGGCCCGGAGTTTCAGGTGAGCGGGAGGCGACGACGGTGATTTTGTTCATTATCTTCATGGCTGGCTTGGTCATATTCACCCTCGGAGTGCTAGTTGGTACATCGCTCACTCCTGGCGAGCGTGAAGCGGCATGGGTGGCGAAGGATGAACAAGAGGCCCGCGAGGAAAAGGGTGTCCAGATTATGCGGGGATTGCTTGACGACCCCATTGCGCGGAAGATTGGTGAAAACGCACAGGCGTTCAACGTCACCGGCAAGCCTCGCCACTCGCCCTGGAAGACCAGGCGCAAAGAGCTTGAGGCAGCAGCCCGCACCAAGCGTAAGAAGCTCGAATCCTTTCAGGAGTATGTGTAATGGCGCTGGCAAAGCAGGCATGCAGGATCATCGTGGCAGCCATTCATGAGCGCCGTCCCTATACGGTTCAGGAGCTGGAAGTGTTGAGTAGGGCAAACAGATTACTGGAGGCTGCATAGTGGCTAAACTCTTCGCGGCAAAGATGGACACGGCAGACGCTATGCCCAAGCTTCCCACGGCTGGCATCCAGAAGCAGGGCTTCATCAAGAAGTTCAAGAAGCCTGAGACTATGCCGGTCAAGGGTGGGCTGGTCAAGAGGCTTACGGGCAAGTGACCAAGGCTGAATTGCTGGAAGCCCTTGCTAAAGGTACGGGCGACGAGGAGCACGACCACTGCGCGGCTGAGGATGCCCTGTTGGCCTTCGTGAATGACCCTGAGATTACTGCGGCTTGGAATAAAGCTTGCGCAGAGCAGAACTGGTGGTATGCGTGAGTGACGCCCTAGAGCAAGAGCAGCAGCCCCAAGAGGAAGAGCAGACCGGCCCGCCATCCCTGGACGGCGATGAAGACCTTCAGCGTGCGGTGCTGTCCAAGATCCGCGAGCACAACGCCAAGGGCAAAGCCAACCGCATGGCCGAGGTGGAGAACGCACGCGACCAAAGACTCTACTATCGCGGGATTCAGCAGTTCTGGTGGAACGAAGACGAGCAGAACGTTGTATTTGAGTCGGACGATGACTCGCCGTACGATCGCACGTTCAACATCTTTCAGGGCTACGGCAAGATATTCCAGTCCACCTTCATGGGCGCACGCCCCAAGGTCAGGGCTGAGGCTGATGATCCGTTCAATTCCACCAGCGTAAGGAATACGGCCAAGGCGCAGACTTACGAGCGCGTCTATCGCAAGTTCAACGACACGCCAACGCAGCAGCTAGAGGCGGCACGGCTGATGTGGACGGATGGCCGGATAGTTACGCGCACATCGCAGCGCGACGGCAAAGAGATTACCGAGTTCTGGGGCGTGCTTGAATCCCGTGTTCCCATTACGGCGAAGGATGACATTGAAGTACCGCTAAAGAACTGCCCGTTGATTGAGTTAGAAGATGAATACCCAATCGTGCAGATGAAGCGCGACGTGGGAGACAAGCAGAACAGCAAGGGCGAAGAGATTCGCAAGAAGATTTCCAGCGGCAACGGTGACAGCTACGAGCGCAATGCACGGCTGGCAGTGAAGCGGCAGGCGGGGACGGATACCAGCCTGGATGCGACAACTGGCGAGGATAACTACGGGCTAGCCACAAAGACGTGGAGCTACATGCGGCCCGAGTTCTACGAGCACTTTCAGGAAGCAGACAGGGTAGAGCTTGAGCAGATGTTTCCGACAGGCCTTTGCCTGATTCGTTCCGGCGATATCTACATTGAGAGCTATCCGTGCGAGATTGACGCAGAGCTGGACGTAATTCATGCGCTGCCGGGCGATGGCATGAGTAGGCCGAGCATCGGTTCCACGCTGATGGACCTGCAAGACTCGGCAAACACGGCGCAGAACCTGATTGAGGAAATGTTCGATCACGGCATCCCCACAACGTATTACGACAAGCGCAGCGACATTGACGGGCTGAATAAGTCACGTGAGCAGCCGGGGCAGAGCAGGAAGGCTACCGGCGCGCCGGGGTTCCCGTTAGAGCACATGTTCTATCAGACGATTCCGGTCAACCCTCCACAGCAGTTGATTGGCTACGCAGAGAACGTCAAAGGCCCACAGGCGCAGTTTGTATCAGGGCAGCAGCCAGCACTGTTCGGTGCTGAGATGCAAGACCAGAAGACGGCATCAGGCTATGCACAGGCCCGCAGTATGGCACTGGGCCAGATGGCGATTGTCTGGAAGCCGTACACGGCATGGTTTGCGCGTGAGATGACGCGGGCTGTCAGGATGGCTTCGAATCGCCCGGACGAGATCAAGACAACGCTCCCGGCGCAACGTAAGGGTGGCAAGCCTGAGGCTGTAAAGCTTTCTCCTGCCGACCTGGTTGGGCTGTCATTCACCAATGAGTCAGATGAGAACTTCCCCGAGACTTGGACGGAGAAGAGCAACAAGGTCATGAACCTGCTGCAGATGGGCGGACCTGTTGCTGACTGGGTTTTAGAGGAAGAGCCGGACAACCTTTACATGCTCAAGCAGCTTATCGGGCTTGAGGAGTTGGTGATTCCCGGCGAGGACATGCGGAACAACGTGCTTGCGGATATTGCGCAGATGGAGCACGAGGCACCACAGCCCGACCCTACGCAGATGCCACAACAGGCATTACCTGCGCCCGGTGCTCCACCGATGCAGCCGCAGTTAGTGAGCAGCATTCAGCTAGACCCTGACTACCTGGAAGATCAGGATTACGAGGTTGGCTGGAAGACAGTCAAGCACTGGGTTCAGTCGGCAGTAGGGCAGGAAGCCAAGATATCGAACCCGATGTGGTTTGAGAATGTGCGGCTCTATGGCCTTCAGTACAAGCAGGGCATGGAAGCTGCACAGGCGGCGAAGGCCCAGGCCAACCAGCCTCCGCTCCCGCCTGATTTACCGAAGGTGGCGATTCCTTACGACTCGCTGCCTCCGGGTGGCAAAGTTCAGGCCGCGGCGAAGGCGGGCATTCAATTGACGCCCGAGGATGTTCAGCAGGCGGCGATACAAGACGCGGCGCAGAACGCGCCCGCAGGAGTTTAGATGGCAGAAGAGACAGCAGTCCTCGAAAGTCCCGAGCTTGAGACGCCCGAGGTTGAAGTTGGCGGCGAAGAGACGGTTGAGCAGCCGGACGAGTCAGTTGAGCTTGGCGCAGAGCAGCCCGAAGGCGAAGAGCCTGCAGAAGACGACCTGGACACGCCGGACCCTGCAGAGGAAGACCCCAACGCGCCTCCGGTAGTAGCCGATGGCCGCAAGATGCCGGACGGGCTCAAGAAAGCCATAGCAGGTATCAAGGCAACGAACCCCGAGGCGGCTAAGGCAATCAAGGGGCTTTACTGGTCAGATCAGGAGTACCGCGCAGCCTTCCCAAAACCTGCCGATGCCGTAGCAGCGAAGAATCTGATTGAAGAGATTGGCGGGCCTGAAGGAATTCAAGGCATCACCGCAGAGCGCGAAGAGTGGCAGCAGATTGACAAGGATTTCTCAGAAGGAAAGCCTGAGTTCGTCAAAGGACTGGCTGAAGGCAATCCCGAAGCATTTCTGAAGACCGCGCCGCACGTTATCAACGAGTTTGCGCAGCGAGCACCCGAGCAATATCAGTATTACGCGAACAATGTAGCTGTGAACACGCTGGCAAGTGCCGGCCTGTCGCTTGATTCACTAGCAGCGGCTTATCACAAGTTCAGCGACAACCCGCAGGCGCAGGCAGTGATTGCCGACGTACACAATGCACTCGTCGGGCTGAAGGAAAAGGCTGCTGCATTCGAACAGAAGCGCGTCGATCCCCGCGAAGAGCAGTTGAAGCAGCGGGAGCAGCAGTTCGAAGAGAAGCGCAGAGCAGACTTTGAAGGCAGCGTAGCTTCTCAGGCTGAGAAGTTCCTGGCTGAGAAGATGCAGCCGGAGATTGACCGCATCGTGGGAACGCGCAAGGTCGATCCTGAGGCCATGAAGGGCTATCAGGAGATGGTGCAGGCCAAGGTCATGAAGATGCTTGGCGAGGTGAAGGGCTTCGAGGCAACACTGGAGGCTCACTACCGCACCGGAGACGCTGCCAAGTCTGTGGCCTACGTTCAGAGTCAGTACAACCGCATTCTGCCGGTCGCTGCCAAGGTAATCGAGCCGTTCCTGAGAAACATCGCACCGGGCGCAGCAAAGCCTGTGGCAAAGAACCCCGTAACCGGAGCAAGACAGCCTTCCGGGCCGGGCGAAGTTGTGCTGAAAGAGATGCCCGATTACTCACAGATTGACTTCAACAAATGCACCGTGGCCGATGTGATGCAGGGTAACGCAATTCTGAAGAACGGCAAGAAGGCAAGCGGGTGGGCATAGGTGTTCTTCCTCTGGCTGATTCCATTCGTGCCATTCATATTCGGCCTATGGGCTATCGAACGCAAGCTCAACAAACTTGAACACAGAACACACCGACTGGAGATAACAATGTCCGCAGACCGCGCAGCCCTCGACGCCAAGATTCAGGAAGTAGCAGCGAAATATGACACCACGATTGCCGACATCAAGGCGGTCATCGCCGCATTGCAGGCCAAGATTGGTACATCGGCAGACTTTCAGGCTGAGGTTGATGCCCTTCAGGCGGTAGTGGATAAGGAAACCTCTGACGATCCCGGCGCACCGGTTGTGACGCCCGCACCGGTTGACGAGCCCGCACCGTCTGCCTAACAAGTTTACGGGGTAGTAGTCAAAGGTCACCGACCGGGAAGTTCGCACAAACGAACCTGGAAGCACTGATGATGAGCCGCTGCGAACGCGGCAGCCCCGCCATAAGTTTCGTCACCAACGACAAGGCGATTTCCGGTAGCGTAAGCCGGGCCGCAAGGCAAAAACGTTCATCGCAATGTCGGACGTGACACCGTAACACCCGCACCACAATTCAAAACGATTCGCTGCAAGGTCCATACACAGCAGTGCCCAGGCTGCGCCATTAGGCGGAAGGGGTGACCAGCAAGCACACCAACAGGTGTCTTCATGGCTGCTTCTAACACGTCCAATGTAATTGGACTCCAGAAAGAGAAGGTTCTCAGCAACCTTCCTAAGTTGTTCCTCATGGGCGAGGACAAAATCTTCACCCAGATTATGAGGAACGGTGGGCTTGGCTCGGTTCCCGTGTCCAAGCGTTCTCTCCGCATCCCGCTCCAGGTTGCCCCCGGTGGCAAGGGCAGGATCGCCAACTTCGACGGTGGCACGCTTGGCCGTGGTGGTTCGATCAACACGGTGCCTGGCTTCGTCTCCACCAAGGGCTTCGTCTGGGCGCTTGAGTCCACGACTGAAGCGTATTGGGGAACCGACTCGCAGGAGAAGTCCATTGCTTCGCTCACCGCTCTTGAGCAGGCGCAGCAGATGGAGAACTTCAAGCAGTTCCTTGATGCTCTCTTCTTCGCCTCGAACGGCGTTCTCGGCGTAACCACTGCCGTAAGCGGCTCGGGTCCATACCTCGCCACGATTGCCAACGCGAATAACTTCTACATCGGACAGGATGTACTGGTCTATTCGGCGCTTGGCGGGACGAACCGTGCGACCGGCACCATCACTGTGACCGCGGTCGACGCCAACAACAAGCAGGTTACGCTTACCGGAACCCTGACGAGCTTCACCGCTGGCGACTTGCTGATTGCTGACGGTACGGGCGCTGTTGCAGGTGCTTCGCTTTCGAGCATCTACGACTACCACGTCTCGGCCAACACCGGCACGATCCTCACCCTCAATCGTTCGGACTACCCCGGCCAGCTCAACATCTCTGCGATTGCAGCAGGTGGTGCGTTGACTACGGTTCTGGTTCGGGCCATGTTGCAGTTGTCCATCCGCAAGATTGGGACGAACAACGCGCAGTTGCTGAACTCCCTCAAGTTCATTGTGGGTGTTGAGCAGGCGGCGGCATGGGAAGCGGCTG